TGGTGAAGAAGGTTCTCGATTTTTTCAATATCCATCCTGACGCTAATCAGAGGTGGACACTGTCTGTGCTGTTCGTATGCGGAATAATGTACACGTACGTCTCGCCAGCAATGACCAAGGCTATTATAACAGCACTCCCTGCCGAGTGGATTGCATTCCAGTCACTCTTCTCTTCAATATGTGGCCTGTTTGTCGGCATGGTCTGGAAAGGCTCGCTTAGGAAGAAGGTCATCAAGTGGTTTTCAACCCTCTGTATAATTGAGAGCGCAGCTGGTTTCCTTGTTGGAATGTACCTGTGTTTTGTGTCATATAATGCATGGCTGTTCGCAATCGCTACATTGGTGTACAGTTCACTTGTATCAATGTTTGTGGGCAAGTGTATCATGGCTTTCAGACCAAAGTTGTGGAACGACAAAGAGAGGGAGTTGTACGATAACAATAACAGCATCGTGTGCGGCATATACTGTATAATCGGCTTCCTATTCTCACTTCTCTTTATGCCTTCGCTTAATACGGCACTGTTCGTTTGGGGAAGTGTATGTGCGTTGGACAATATCGGTTGGATAGTGATATATCAGAGAAACAGGAAGTTGCTAAACGAGGAATAAAATAAATTAAAAAATATGGATACAAAAAGATTAATGATTGGTGATTATGTATATGCCAACATCGACGGAGAAAGAAAAAGAGTCAAAGTTCTAGAAGTTTTCAACAATGGAATTGTGTGCATGTTTGGAGGAAGACCTTGGTTCATGGATTCTGAATCCGTTTTACCAATTCCAGTTACCGAGGAAATCCTTATTAAAAACGGCTTTGTTAGAATTGAGACAAAAGACGGAAAAAGCTTGCCAAACTATGAAATTAAGTGGGAAAATAATGATAATTTCGTTATAAGGCTACATACAATGACTGGCGCATATTGGGAACCTTGTGGTTTGGGCACTACAATTAAAGGAGGGGCTGTATGTGACGTAGATTATGTACACCAACTTCAACATATACTGCTGGTGTGTGGAAATACGAGGACGTTTGATGCATTTGTAGTTTAAAAGAAGAGAGCAGTCTTAGTCGGCTGCTCCTGATGTAGTATACGGGTATGGATATGGTAGGTATTTGCTAAATGGCCTCTCAACGTGTTGCGTGCCGATAATGCATTTCTTGAAGTCATAACCATTCACAATGGTTCTGCAATTCATTGTGAATCTGTCAGGGATTGTTAAGAAACCTTTGTATTCCATTGCTGACAACCGTGCCGTGTATTCTATTTCCCAGCTAACATCATTAAACAAGTACTGCTCCGTAGAACTAACACCTAATGTTAGTTTAAACCATGGGATTGAATGAAACAAATCAAAATATGACTCGCTTGTTCGTCTTAAACAATCCATATCCACATCAACGCCATAATCATCGCACCCCTTGAGGTAGAAGTACTTTTCTATGAAATCAGACACCAAATCACGGAAATGATATATTTCCATGTGACTTAATCCGTTTCTTTCCAGTGTTGTATCGAATGGTGTATGAACACTTTGGTATAACTCAAGAAAAGCGAATGGAAGTGGCGTAACAAGTGTCCTGTTACCTTTTCTTGTCTGGAGCTTTCGATGTTCGTTGAGGAGGTAGGTTTCCCTGTCTGCTTCGTTGAAATACAACAGGATAAGAGCTACATGCTTATTGTATTTCTCGGTCTCATCACCAATCAGTTTCCAACCAAGATTGTGGTATATGTCACCTGATTCGTTATAAACTGGATAAAATTGCTCTTCAACTGTCTTAAGAGCATAGCAATACAACGGGTCTGAGTTTGAATCGTCCATCACACGCCTCTTGTGTTGCGATACATATTCCCACCTCTTTTCCTGGCTGTAGGTCTCGTATTTTAGAATATTGATGTCCATACAATTGTCATCCTCATAATACACCTCAAGTTCATCAATAATACTCTCAGAAATGGGCCTTATACATTTTGAAATCTGGTGTCCGCAAAGTGATTCGCGTGCAAGAACCATTCTTACACCGTCACTGAATTCACGCAGAGTTCTGTCAAACAAATAGAAATGGTCAACCATATCAACAAAGAACGACAACTTGAATCTGATATCAGTTGCAAACTTCTTGACGTTCTTGTAATTGTATTTTTCCACAAGCTCTGCGTATTTCTCTGCGTTGCACATTACCTCCAAAACAAGTATGACAACTGGAGCCGCCTCGTGCCTTGGATGTCCACGTTCAATAAGACCTACAAAGTGCATGATTGTGTCGTGCAATGCTTCCCTGTTAAGCAGACATATCACAGTGGCAACAGCCTGCTCCTCAAGACTGCACGGCTTTGACAGCACATCAAGTGCAGTCGCACATCTTTTTCCTTCATCAGTCTCTGGATTGAACTTAACCTGGCGAAGGTCAAGATAGTTCAGACAGTACCTCATCTCAGCCAGATGCGCCGCCTGTATTCTTTCTTCCCTTGTCATTTCTTTTTTAGTTATCCTGCCTTAACAGTTCAAGACTTGCGTTGCTCTCTCCTTTTCTCCTTGGAACGAACTGCTGTCTTGGTGATTCTGGTTTCGGGTTCTTCTCCACATCCTTCTGCCACGCCGTGATGTGGTCGCTCATTGCCTTCAAGCCCATCAGGTTCTGGGCTATCACACGCTTGGCGTTCTGCACGTTGTACATCTTAACTGTTGAGCCGTTGTAGTGCTTAACCTGCGGTGTCAACCCTTTATCGGCAAGCAGTTGGTGTATCGCCTCTGGACATACATGAATGCTGTTGTTTGTGGACATCCTGACATAAGCGGCAAGCTGTCCTGCTGTTGCATATTGGTACATGATTCTTTGTTTTTTTTAATAAATAGTTGGAGGAGAAGCTAACACCTCTCCTCGCTTTCAATTAATATTCCAGTTCTGGTATGAACGCCTCGGTCTCAATCCCATGCTCCTGCATTCCAATCCTGATGTCGTCGAAGATATATCCACCCGTCGTTGGTGTCATGTCTGGAATCCTTATGAAGTAGAACCGCATGTCCTTTGGAGACAACGTTACCAAGTCTGTTATGCTCTTTGGCAACACACCCTCCTCCTCGAACGCCTCGATGTCATCCTTTGTTAGTCCATCAAGAGCCTCAAGGTACTTCTTGTTCTCGGCCTGGAACAGCTCATCAGCCTCACGCTTCACGGTCTCGTGGTACTCCTCCACCAGCTTCTCCCATGGAATCCCGCACTCGTCGACAAACGGCGGCCTCTCACCAATCTTCAGCCAGAACTCAATCTCCTTACGCTCTGGCGTCATAAGGGCTTCGTACGTGTCCTGGTCGCCTGGCTTCATCGGATAGCCGCTCACAAGCTCAGCCTCCTCCTTCGTCCAGTACTTCCTGTCCTTGGGGTTCTTAATGAGAATCTGGTCCCTGATATTGGGATGGAAGCACACAAGCAGCGGCCTTATCCTGTTGTTGAACTGGTCTATGTACTTGTCGACGTTGTACTCAAGGTCTGGCACGTCGGAACACAACAGGTCCCGCTCGTTCTCAATCACCTCGAACGGCACAAGCTTGCAGTTCAGTATAACCTCGTCCTCCTCCCTGACAATGTACGGCGCGAGAATCGCCTTCACGTCCTTCGTCTTCAACGTCTTCTTCTCAACCCCACGCTTCTCGCACTCCTCCTTCAGGATTCGGGACTTTATCCGCCCGTTCAGCTCGACCACCTCACTTGGGTTGTCAGGGTCCTTCACGAACTGGTGCGTCACCCTCTTGGCGTCCGTCTCGCTCTTCTTGATGCCAGTGTTCACGTAGTAGATAGTGTCACCTGGATTCACGTTCAACCCGTCCCTGATTGCCAGCTCATACCACGCCTGACGGGATTTCTTGGTACCGCCCTTGGTCAGCTGACAACAGTCGGCCTGGTACTCCTCAAGGCTCTTTTTGATGTTGCCCTTGGACGCAATGTCACGCACGGGGATGCGGTAGTTGTAGATGTCGTCGATGTAGTCGTAATAGTAAGTCAGGAACTCATCGCCGTGTCCGTCGACTAATAAGTCGAGTGATTTGTCAAGAAATTTCTGTAAAAAACCAGACAGTTTTCTTGATTTTACTGTGTTTCCAACCTTCTTGATAGAACCATCACGCTCCATACGGCATACATAATTTTTCTTTGAAAATGATATGCTGGAGCATACGTATTCGTCTATCTCGTTGGCTGTCAGGTTGTTATGTGAACCATTGTAAGATTTATTAAGGAATAGCTCATTAAATTCTGCAAGGTCAGCCTCTGCGTTGGTGTACTCCTTGTCTTTTTTTACATAACGGTTCAGGCCTTTACCAATGTAAGGATTTTTCGCAGTATACCTAAATTCGTCTGGTAATGTAAAATCAAAACCTATTCAGCCATCGGTGTTGCTTAACACGCTCATTCCCAGTGCGTTAACAACGCTACCATCTAGGTGTAAGTCGTGAACAACACCGATGCTTTGGCTATCCTCCAATTTTTTAACGTTAATACTCATATTTTTATATCTTTATTAGAAATCAGTGCAAAGGTAAAACAATTTTTATAATTAAGCAAGAGAATTTGGCTGTTTTATTTCATTGAATAGTTGAATTATTGCATTTGATAATCTTTCTATATCTTTATATGTACATTCTTTGTCTGAATACATACCATTGAATATATCTTTTAAATGGTTTACTTTTTTAATTGGAAGTAGGTAAAATAGTTTGATATTATTGGCTTTGGCAAATTCATATTTTTTGAAATTCCTTTCGAATCGTGATTCAAAAGAATCATATGTGTCGAAAAATTTGCTTCTATTTTTTAGAATTTTGTAGTTTTACACAATCTTTCAAATATTTTATACCAGCAACAGCTGTTTTTGAGTACCCATTTTCAAGAGAGATATTCTCTCCAACGGCATTAATGAATTCTTGTTTATATTGAATTTTAGCATTCAATATGTCGGTTGGAATGGCGTTAATTGACTTGTTAAGCAGGAGTTTACTGTATATTATTATATGAGTTATCTTTGGTACGGTAAAGTTAAATCCGTTGTATATGTCATTCTTGTTGTATTCAAGTTTTGTGTTTTCAGTTATTTCTGTCGGCTTGATTTTTTCTTGCTTATCGTTGAATAATGAATGGTCTTCAGTCACATCCACGACAGCGTCGCCATCTGTAACTCTGTAGATTGCTTTGTTTGTTTTGTGACGGTAAAAATACTGAGGTTTAACCCATCCGCTTCTGCATAAGACGTAATACGGCTTTTCGGAACAGTCATATTCCCTTCCAAGTGCGTCTGTTTCAGTTTCACCAATAAGCTCTTCTATCGGCTTTATATCAATCAGGCCAGTATCTTCATATTTGATGAACAGTGGAGTGTCGCCAGTAAATGAGTCACCAACGATAGGCGTGTAACCAATACCTTTAAGGTAACTAATCATTAACCTTAAGAGCATGCGCCCAATACACGTTGTCTTTTCAGCAGCCAATAAATCCCCCCACGGATTCGTGTTTGGACAACCCAGGCTCCCGAACCAGCTATTAGCGAGCTTTTTAAGTACAAGTTGCTGATTGTCATGATTAATTTTATCAGCAAGTATGATGTTTCTTTGTTTTGATACATCTTCATATTCTTGGCACAATTTGTCAAGATTTTTCAGTACATTATAAAGTTCCTCAGCTTTGTTTTCAGACTTCTTTTTCAACCCTTTGTGGTATTCTCGCTGAATTAAGACATACATCAACATTTTTAATGTAACGTGTTGAAAATCAGTGCCTGGCTCAATATTCCAAGTAATCTCAGTTGTAGGATATAACGCGGCGTAATCGGATTTAGCTATTCTCTGTATTATAGCCCCAACCTTAAGTAGCCTTGAAAGTCCTCCTACGTATGTCCTGTTTTTTTCTAAAGCTGGAACGGCTGTATTGTGTTCATAAGCCCACGTCAAAAGAATCAGCTTCCATTGTGTAGCTGTACCCATAGTAGATACTCTCATATACGTGGCTGGAAGCATTTTGGTCAAATGGAAGTCCGTCTCGTGCAGTGACAGCTCTACTTTATCGCACTCCCACAGGTCGTCGAGCAGGTATCTCTCAACGATGTATTTACCGCTCACAAGTTCGTACCCGTCCTTCAGAGGTCTTTCCTCGCTGACCTTGTACCAGTCGCCGTTGGTGTTGTTGAAGGCGTATGCGGGTTCAGTGACTCGCCATGTGGTTTCGATGATGTTGCCAGGCACGTAGACACGGTTCTGTTTGTTGAGTTTGAGGTATTGTGTGGCGTATTTAAGGTTGGCCTTCTCGAATGACGAGTCCGTGGCCATGGCTCTTCTGACGGCGTGCATGCTGTCGACCACGTTATGGTATTTGATGACACTCTGGTAGAATGTCTCGACTTCTCCGCCGAGTTTGAGAGTTGTGGGTCTTGGTTTCTTGTAGATGCCTTCCCTGAGGTATTTCGCGCTGAGTTTCTGGAAGTCTGTGCCGAGCATTCTGCATCTGACGATGATGAAGTCCCAGTCAAAGTTTTCAGAGTTGTGTCCGAAGATGATGTCTGGTTGGATGTCGGCTATGATTTCGACGAACTCATGGATTGCTGCAAGTTCGTTCTTTTCCTTCTCCTCCTTCGTTGCCCCAGTGATGGTGATGATTTTCTCGAAGCCCTTGTTGGTGCGTATGCCTATTTGTGAGATATGGTGTCTTCTTGGGTTGAGTCCCTCGGTTTCAAGGTCGAATGACATTCTGAGCAGGTCGTCGTAGTTGTCGTATCCTTTGAAGAACCGTTTGCCTGTCTCAATCATGAACTGTTCGACGGGCTGTAGTGTCATGAACTCCTGTGACACGACGTCGTTCTCCTCGATTTTCTTCTTTCCTCTCAGTGGTGTGCCAGCATCGTGGAAGAAGTTCTGGAACTTGCCCATTGACATGTGTTTGTTGGCGTACCAGAGGTATTTGTAGCCTTCCCTGAGTTTTTCGTGCGGGTAGGGGTTGTCCTCTCGGCAGGTGTAGAGCGGTTTGACGCTTATGCCGTATTCGCGCATTTTCTTCCTCAGTGTCCCGCGTTGTCCGCCGAACATCCTTATACATGCACTGTTCTTGGCCCACACGAATGGTTTGAATGGTTCCTTCTTGATTTTCTTTTTTCCGTCCGAGTCGACGTAGACTATTTCAGCGAATGCGTCGTCGTAGCCGAGTTCGATGTCTATGATATGTTCCATGGGGTCCGAGCCCTCGAAGAACTTGTTGATGTCTTCCGACGTGATTTCGTCGTGCATGGGCATTATGTGTCCAGCAAACGTCTCTTTTTCCTGCATAACCGTATATCAATTAACAAGTTGTAATTATAGCCAAACGATGTTGGCATCATTGTTCGCTGCAAAGGTACTGATTTTTTGTATAACGTGCAAGTCTTTCTGTCAAAAATATCGTTTAGTTTGATATTTATACAGAAAAGTTTATATTTTATGGCACTGTTGGAGAACAATTACGACGGATATGGATACAAGTCCAACGAGGAGTTTGTAACCTTTGCTAACCAGAAGGGTCTGGAGTATCCTCCTGTGAAGAACTTCGAGGAGCCGACCACTGAGATTGAGTCGTTCATAAGCAATGCTGGCCAGCCGACGGGTGACTTGGTTATGCCTGAGCTGTTCCAGACGTTCAAATGATAAGTGATAGAAGTTGGAGCCAGATTATAAGATAGGAGTCGAAAAAGGCGGAGACATCAGCCCGTACGCTCATGTCCAGGCGGAGAATCTGGAGTACGAGGTTGAGCCAGGCGAGGTGAGCCTGCGGTCGTTCAGGGTCATGGACAGTCTTGAGAACCACATATGGGACGAGGACGGGAGGCTTGACCTGAGGGTCCGTCGTGCCCTGATGGAGGTGTCGGATGATTTCTGGGAGTCTTGCAATGTGAGGTGGGTGAAGCCTAAGACGGTGCTGCTCACTGGTTCAATCTGCAACTACAACTGGAGCGAGTATTCCGATGTTGACGTGCATGTTGTGGTTGACTTCAAGGATGTGCATGAGAGGGAGGAGTTTGTACAGGAGTACTTTGACGAGAAGAAGAACGAGTGGAACGACGAGCACGGCAAGTTGAACGTGTACGGT